GCTTATTAGGACTCGTGCATCTGCTCCGGTGAGAAGCATAAAAAAACGCACAGGCCCCTTGTTCGGGAAACTGTGCGTAAAGACTGCACTGATTTCGATAATCGATTAAACCACGGATCTGCGATCCGTCAACAATCGTGCCAAAAAAAAAGGCCCGCCGGTGAAGGCGAGCCTAGGGAGTTAAACTTTCTTGGGCCGTCCGGGTGGACGGCGCTCCAAGGTCGGGAGGTCTGCTGGATCGATCAGGTAGTCACGCCCGATGCGCTGGGCCCGGAGCTTCCCCGAGGTGATCAACGCCTGCACCCGCCTCGGAGTGACCCCGAGGAAGGCAGCGGCTTTGGATACTGTGATCAGGTTAGTCATTAGGCATCATGATTTCGATTTTACTTAGGATCGACTTCTTCGACGCTTTTTCCGCTTTAGTCTTGCCACGCAAGCCGCTTGCTATTTTTTCAATAATTAGATCCTTTACCTTTGCTGGTGCAACCTTCTTTGGCATTTCAAAAAGTTCTTTCCAGATTCTGCCATCGAAAGACATGAATCCGATAAGCTCTTTGCCGTCGTAAACCTTGGCTTCGCCCCAGTTGCCAGCACTATAACCGCAACTTTTCTGTAGCTTGCTAACTTTTGCTCTTAGCTCTTCGATAGTCTTTTCGTAAAGATTCCATGTCATTCCGCCGGTGCTTGCTGATTGTCCTTTGTTTACATCTCCGTGGATGCTGACTTCTAAGCCAAATCTGTTTTCTACTTTTTTGATTACTTTGCTCTTAGTCATCTCTAGCTCCTTTTATTTGCCCCACCCGACTGATCACTTGTCAGTCGTTATGTGGTTAGTATATAGTATTGTTCGCTGTGGCGAACTATTTATTGTAGATAATTAGGAAGTATTTTTACGAATGTTTTAAAACCGCTATATTTGCAGGCTTTGGTGAGTCAACCAGTTGTCGGCCAGTTGTCGCAGGTAGGGGGTGGAGGAATTCCCCCACCCTAGTCCACGGAAAGGCGTTTGCGTGAACTAAGCGAGCGACTTAGTCCAAGTTGCTGGACTACCGATCACCCCGGAGGCGAAGCTCCCGCAGGCGTTGCGCTGATCGGATGGCGTCCTGGGTGTAGATCGATAAGGAGCGAACTGCCACCGAGGTGTCCGGGTAGGCGGGGTAAGTGACCACACTCACATCGTGGAGCTCAACGGCGAGAAGACTGCGCACCCGCTTGCCATCAACCAGATCCCAAGCATCCTCGGAAGTCGTGAAAGCAAAGCTCATCTGCGAGACATCACCTCTCGCCATGACTGCCATGAGGTCGGCAGCGTACTGGGTGTCAGGCGGGTCGATGGTAACCTTGAGCCCTGTCGCATCGCTCTCGAGTCTTAGCGTGCCCGAGACGGTGCGCCCGAGGATTAGGCTCGGGTTGTGGTCGATGAGCGCTCTCACATCGGGGTTGCTGTCGAGGGAGCGGGTGAATGCACCTGGGCGAACGAACTCTCGAAAGCCGCCAAGGTCTTCTGAGGAAAGATCGTACTTGGCTGCGTAGCCGATGATCTTCTGCGCTGCGACATCGACTCTGAGCTCGGTGCTGAACCTTCGTTCTACGGTATTAGTTTTCATCTTTGACCCCTTTCATGTTTTGGATCTTTTCGGAAACTGCTTCGGCAAGTTTCGCTGCGGTCACACTGCCTGAGAAATCTAGCCAAGTGGATCTGAACTGGTCGAGGTGTCGCTGGACATGGCCATCGAGATCGGTGGTCAAGCCAAACGCTTCGAGGACGGGTGAGTAGGCGGACACGACGCGGGCCCGATGCTCGGCACAGAAGTGATCGAGCTTGGTTAAGAACTCTGCTGGTTTGTTGGCAAATCTCTTCACGGCGCTGCACTCCACATTCTGAAGGCGTTCACCGGCATCGTCCAAGAGTCGAAGGATGATCGACTCATGAGAGCGAGCGGGTGTGGTCGCTGGAGGGTTTGGTAAGGTTGGTGGAGTTGGCACGCTGTCGAGCCCGTTGAAGATTTGATCGACCACCGCTTGCGAGAGGAACGGGAACGAGGCGATCGCAATTGCCTTGGCTGAACCGATCGGGATAAGTTTCTGCCCGACCTGAGAAACCAAGTCGACAAGACTGGTGATCTGTGCTCCGTTGAGTGCGGTGCTTGCGACATCTGCCCCCGCTGCTGCTGCGGGTGCTGCGATCGCTGTCGGGTCTGAAGTTGGCACTGCCACCAAACTCGGATCAGTTGCAGGCGCTGCCGTGGGTGCGGTGCCGAGTGCCTGCATATTCATCGGCTGCATATACACATCGCCACCCTCGATCGGGTTCATGTTTTCTTTTTCTCGGATCTCGTTAACCGAGAGCCAGCCCCAGTTGCGAGCGACCGAGTACGACTGATAACGGGCAGCGATCTCGCCCCGTAATTTCCCGTCTACATTGAACTCGAAAAAGAAAGTGCCTTTGTCTTTCGGCCTGATAATCTTGCGGTTAAGTTGCTGTTCCCAACGCACCAACCACGGGCGAAGCGTATCCACGACGAAACTGATTTCCATCTGCTCGAGGGAGTTGTAGCTCGTCTTGGAAAGATCCTTAAGTTTGTTCGGTGGTAGGTTAAACCAGCGGGCGATCTCGATGATTTGAAACTCTCTCGACTGCAAGAACTGCGAGTCATCGGGTGGCACGCCGATGGCTTCCCATTTGAGGCCCGCTTCCAAGAGGGCGACTCGGTGACTGTTCGCACCGCCTGCATGAAGTTCTTCAAACGATCTGCGAAGGTTCTGCCTTGCTTCGGGTGAAAGTTGACCAGGGAAAGTTAACACACCACCGGGCCGAGCTCCTCGCCCGAAGTAACCAGCACCGAATTGCTCAATAGCCATTGAGAGGCCGATCGACTGGCGTGCAAGGCCGATCACGCTGATGCCCGAGATGCCATCGAATGATAGGCCGGGGATATGCAACATATTGCCAGCGGTGATAAAAGACTTTCCCCGGTTGAGTTCGTAGTAAAGCTCTCCCGAGTCGGTGCGCCTGGGCGTTACCATCGTAGGGTCAATGGGCCAGAGTTCGACCACATTCCCCTCGAGGTCACGCACGATTTCAGAGTAAGAATTTCCATGAAGCAACAAGTGCGCCATCGAGGCCTCACGCCATTGGAGCGAGCTCATCTCGGGATTAGGTTCATCATGAAGGAGCGTGTGCAGCGGGTTCGCTTTTGCGTGTGCCTTGCCACCACCCGGCAGGCGTTCGTAGTAGTTGAGCGGAAGACTCGACACGGATTCTGCGATGCACCTGACCGCAGCATACACGGCAGAGTAGGTGAGGGCCGTATCGGGTGTGACGCTGACGCCCGAGTCGGTCGATGCGCCCCCGAAGAGCTCATTCAAACGAGGGTCTTTCAGGTTGCCACCCGATAGGGAAAGCGCCCGAGAGATAAAGCCTTTTATGCGTTCAATCATAGTAGTGTGATTCCTTGGGTGTCGTAAATATTTGTTGCGTTTAGGCTGCTGACTTGCGCCCGTCCGAGCGCCATAATCGTCGCCACGATGCCATCGATTTTCTCGACCGCTTTTCCCTTGTGCATTTTGATGTTGCCTGCGTTGTCTCGTTCCACCTGCACATTGCTAAACATCCAGCGCAGCACCGGGTTGCCATCGTGTGCAATCTTCTCGCTGAGCACTAAGACTTCTAGCTCTTTACTCGGTGCGGTCATCGCTGCGAACCCTTGACCGAAACCGACAAGCCAGTCGGGCCTGCCGTTATTCTTGCCCAGCGTTTCGAGATCCTTACTGATCTGGTTAATGTTCCAGCGATCGACTGCGATCTCTTGGATGTTGTACTTTCTTGCTAGGCCATCAATGACCGCTACCACCGCACGGTAGTCGAGCGATCGCCCAGGCGTAGTCACGATGAGGCCTTGGCGCTCCCAATCATCAAGGCGGTGTTTGTTGTTTCTCTCACGCTCCCTTGCTGCGTCTGCTGGTGCGAAGAATGTTGGCAAGATCCAGTAGGGTTCGCCCTGCTCGACAGGCGGGAAGAGAAGCACGAAAGCTGTGAGATCTAAGGTACTTGAGAGATCAAGACCCCCGAACGCCATCCTCCCGGAAAGATCAGGGAGATCGCGGGAGCACGCATCCCAACGCTCGAGCGAGATCCATCTCGTCTCCTGCGATGTCCATTGATTCAGGTGTAATCTTCTGAAGGCGTTCTCTCTTGAAGGGTTGGCGCTGGCTTCAGCAACCGCCTTCACGAAGTAATCCTCTTTCACGGTCACGCCATAGTTGGGGTTGGCTTGCTTCCAAGTCGATTCTGCTTTCCAGTCACCTGTCGAGGTGTAGATTTTGCTGTAGAAAGTAGGGTCGTGAATGAGCTTATCGTTGACCCCTTCGGCATATTGGCGAAGTTCCCAGCATAGACTCTGGCGATCGTGCCCTGCGGTCGTGAGTGCGAGCGTTAGCGGTTGCCTTCGGGCCCCGGTTGAGGTAGTCAACACATCCCATAACTCTCGGTTCGGTTGAGCGTGGACTTCATCCACGATTACGCCGTGAGCATTGAGGCCATGCTTCGTGAAGGCATCCGAGGAAAGGGATCTGTAGAACGAGTTCGTGCTTTTGTGCTCAATGGTTTTGTTGCGATAGATGCGGAGCATTGTTGAGAGGTTCGGGTTTTCCTCGATCATCTGGCAGGCTTGGTCGAACACGATCGAGGCTTGATCTTTGTCGCTCGCTGCCGAGTAAATCTCGGCACCCTCCTCACGATCAAGGCAGAGCAAGAAGAGAGCGATGCCCGCTGCGAGGGTGCTCTTTCCGTTCTTTCTGGGCACCTCGAGGTAGGCGGTGCGGTACTGGCGCAGGCCATCTTTGCGCACCGTCCCGAAGAGTTCATTCAAGAACTGACGCTGCCATTCAGCTAACACGAAGCCCGTGCCCGCCCACTCGCCTTTCGTGTGGCGTAGGTGGTCACCAAAGAACCGAACGATCGGGTGATCTTTGGCGGGAGCAGGCTTCTTTTTCCTTGGCGCTCGGGTGGTTATTGAATAGCCCTCATGATGTCAATGATGCCGTCTTTGCCAGCGTTGCTCGACTGAAGATTCGGTCTCGATGCAGGCGTTAGGCCGAACTGGCATTCCAACTTCAAGAGTTGGTCGTGCATTTTGCATGAGACCATATAAGGTGGTGTCTCTTTGTAGCCCTTGACTCGTTCGTCATCACCCATGATCTCGATGTGCGTCGGAGTTCCAGCAGACAAAGCGGCCTCGGCATCGATCCATCGGACGAGGCAGATCGCATAGCGGGAAAGACTCGAGCCGTCTATCTCGGTGAGCACGCCGACCCGGAACAAAGCCTCGCTCATCTGGTCGAAGATAATCTTTTCCCGAGGGCCAAGAAACTCAGGCGACTCGAGTTGCGATGCGCTCGGTTGCGGTTCGCCAGTGCGTGTCTTCGCACGCCATGCGCCACGCATTTTCAAAATTGCTGTCGGTGTTTTTTTCGGGCCTCGAGCCATTACTACTCCTAAATCATCAAAAACGGGCTATATACTGGTGAAAATCTGTGAACGGA